TTAAATTATAATCAATGTCTTTAATAACTTGTTCGTTATCATCTTTAGCAATATACGTAATATCATTTCCAAAACTATATTGTGCTTCCTCATCTATAAGCTTTTGCATAAAATTAGCTTTAGCCTTTAGATTAGAACGCCCTTTCCGTGGCACAAAGTTGATTAAAGAATCAGTAGTTCCGTAATAATAGCGATTTATATCGTCATAGTAACTTTTCTTAGTTGTAAAATCGTCATAACACTTCTTTACTAATTCCATTTCCTTTTGTTCCATACATACACCCCCTTAATCATATAATTCATCCCAAGTTGTAATTGAAAAACTTGGTCTTACTTCTATTTCATCTATTCTCTTCCAAAACTCACTCGTTACATCTGGAGCATCATCATGTAGTGAATAAAGCTGACCAGCAAAATCTAATACTTGCTGATTAAACTCCTTATCATCTTCATTAAATATAACTTGTTCAGAATTAACATCATCAACCATAGCAGATATTTTGTTATCCTTATTTTTTCTCTGCATTTCATTGATAAATGTAACTGGCCTATTTCTTAAAGTTGGGTCAGCATTTATAATTTCTTTTATTCTAATTACATCAGCGCCTTGAAATGTGTTCTTTTCAATATAAATGTGAGTTACTTGAGTATACTCTTTAAATAACTCAACCACCTTTTGACAATACTCTTCAAAGCCTAACTTTGCTAATATTCCTTTTCTAACATATTTAAAGCCATTATTGGCAAGTGAACCAACACATAAAGCGGTACTGTCCGAAGTTCTTGTAATAGTTGAAGCTGGGTCAGCGCATAGCATTGTTTTTAAGAAATAATTATCTTCAATCTGTTCTTTAGATTGAGTTCTCATACTCCTAAACCACTTTTCCCCTATCTTTTCAGTAGAACACATAAGCTCTTGCATGAAAGCAGTTCTTTTTGTGAAATACTTTTGTGCCAACTTGTCACATTGGTACTTTTCCCAAATGGTCTTAAACTCCATTACACCTTTATGCTTGGAATAGTATTCTTTTAATAAGATCTCTTTTTCTTCTTTATCAATTTTGTCATTAAGAAGTATCTTTTTATAATGCAGCCAACATTGGTTATTCTCAAAGTATTCGTCAACATCAAAATCACATACACTTCTTTTAAACACTTTAAATGTGCTATCTTGCCTAATTGTATTTATGAAACAATCTGGTGCTAATGGTGTACCAATAATAATAAACTTGGTTGCAGCTTTAATCTTAATACCATTTCTTATTACTTCTGTATCACCAACCTCGGCAATTTCTGTATAATACTTTTTAATTACTTTTTCTTTAGCACCATCACTTAAAATATCATCTTCACTAAGAATATCATCACATATAACTAAAGAAGGTCTAAATATACCATCTATACATCCATAAGTAGTACCTCTTACAGAAGAACCCCAAGAAAAGGCTTGAATTTTAGTATCATTAGTTAACTCAAGTTCAATCTTATTAACTGTCCTTTCCTTCCTATTAACTAAAACGCCAAATCCTTGGATTATGTATTTATTACTTAGCATTTGCTTAGTATCATCAATAAACTGGGTAGCATCACTTTCTTTATTACCAATTACAATAGTATACCTACTCTTTTTATAACAATGTGCATAGCAACTTAAGGCCTTGTTGATTATTGTTGATTTACTACAACCTCTGGGAAGTACAAATTCCTCTTTGTCGTATAAATCATCTATAAATATCTTGCTTAGTTCTTCCCATATCTCGAGATGAACTGGTGCAAGGTTTCTAGCGGTATTATCTTCCTTAGGTACAAACGTATCTTGCAAAAAATATAAGCAATAGAACTCAAAGTCATGCTCTCCAAGTGCTACTGCTAATCCATTCTTGCCGAATAAGTTCTTTTTATGTTTTTCAATCAGCATATTGGCTTTTAAAATATCGCCAGTATACCTAATCAAGTGCTTTTTAAGGATATAAAGATTATACTGATTTTCAGTTAATTCATATCCGTCAAATTGTATCATCTTCATTCCTCCTTAATTTATTGCAAAATAAAAAGACTAGCTTATTGCTAATCTCAAAGTTGAAAAATTATTATAAAAATTCTAATCTTAACCTCGAGTTCTAAAATTATTTTGAAAAATTATATAACCAAGTCCCCACCATATCCAGACACCCATTTTAGAACCTACCGGGGTATCCAGGGAAGATAAGTAGCACACATAGAATTTATGTAATAAATTTTTATTTAGCGAAGTTTTTGTTTTATTCTCTCAAAGCTAGTGATAGAGCCATTCTTACTTTCTAGGCAGCTGGTAATTCAACAGTTTTTTGTTTACCCACACTAAACTTTTGGCGTTATTTTTATTATTTCGTGTTGCTCTACACGAAATAATAAATTATTTCGCCTTAACTTTGCCGAAATCAACCACGTTATCAAGGTCTTTCATCTCGCTATCTAGGTCAACCTTAACATTATCTGTTTCCTTGTCCGTAACATCAGCTACCTTGCTTGTAGCCCTTCCCAGTGCCTGGTCTAGCAGATAAGTACAGGCATCTAGTTTATTCTTCTCGCTCTTACTTGTAGTGGCTATCTTGTACACTTGATCAAGCACTGAATCTATTTTAGCATTAATCTTTTGTTTAACTCCATTTTTTATCTCTGTTGTAAGCCTGTCTACTTCACTCTTAAATTCTTCTTTCTTCATCCATTCGTAAATAGTAGTTCTATTAACCTTTACTAATTTGGCAACATTACTAATGTTTTCACCTTTTACGATATATTCAATAGCTTCTCTTTGTTTATCCGTTAAAGCCATTTTATACTTACCTCCTTTCTACCAACAATCCAACACTTTATATATCACTTTTAGCATGATCTCTTTTATTATTCTTAAAGCACTCATGTACTCCACTAAATCTATCTACATAGTGAACTTCATCAATACATTCACCACTATATCCCTTTTGGCAACTAGGATTGAAAAAGTCACAGTAACAATCATTCCCCTTATCATCCTTGCCACACAATAAAACTTTCTTGATATATCTCTCCAACCCATTCACCTCCAGTAGTTTTATATATCAGCCTTCCACTCCCTTACTGACACGTTGGTAAACCCTTATAACTCCAACCCCATATTTAGACTTATTGCATCTGGCCGTTGACTTATTGCTAAACAATGCACCCTATTCCAAACTCCACTTAGCAAGACCAGTATAGCTAAGCTTCACAGTCAGTTTTAAAGCAAAACAAAAAGCCGAGAGAACTTAATCTCCCGACTTATCTTACACTTTAACTTAATACCATTATAACACATTAAAAATCAAATGGTACTGCCACTTTACTGACAATTTACCGCCACTTTTACGCCATTTCTTAGTATTGTGAACTAAATTCTTGCTGTTAAAATACCCTTTCTGAAATCATCTAATGAAATTTTATCTTCTAAGTGATAATCATTATAAATTTCTCTCACCAAATCTCTCTCCGATTGTCTTGCTATTTCGTTTTGCAATTCAGATATTTTATTGCTTATATGTTTTATTTCTTGATCTCTTCCATCTCTACACTTATTCAAAATTTCTTTATAAGCTTTAAATTCTTTTTCTTTCATCTATCTCACCCTTTCTTAGAATTGTGAATAACAATCATCACTATTAAATTCATAATCACACGAATTGCATGTTAATAGTTCATTCCCCATATAATCGCACCCTTCTTCATAATCATTACTTGAACAGTTTGGGCACCTTATTTCTTTATCATCTTGGAATAGTGGTCTTAGTTCTAAATCCATTAATTTATTTAACGTTCCTTTTTCAACCATAGAAACAAAATTCTTATTAAATGTTTCTATAGGCTCGTATCCTTCGCTTATTCCCAATACTTCAATTGGAACTGGTATATCGTATCCTCTTTCAGCGTACTTAGTTATTTCTTCTTCATCAAATCTATGTGCTAATCTTATGTCACTTGTATAGTTGCTTTTACTTTCCCTATTTCCCCACCAAAGACACCAATTGTCTCCGTAAATACTATTGTGTCTATTGCATAATAATAAATATTTTTTACCCATTTACATC